ATAAAGTCTAAGGCGTATAGATAGCCGTTTTGAGTAATTTCAACAAACGACCCATCACGCAAAATTAAATCAAAAATGTTTTTTCTTGTTTTGTTGCCTATTTTAAAATTTCCTTCCTTCTTTGTGATATTACCTTGCAACGGTGTAGCTGATAAGTTCCATTGCTTTTTTACTGTTTCGTTGGCAAAGCTCAAGTTAATTGCATTCATTGTTTTTATTGTGTAAATTGAATAAAATGTTATAACATGCTTATTTCGCTGTTGTTGATTCTGTAAATAATATTTTGTAAAGATTCTTCATCAGCTTTAACGGTAAAAGAGAGGTCAAACTCTGGAAAGCATGGAAATTCAATATTGATTAAATAAGACGGTTTTTGATACTTCACTGTGATTGAATATTCTTCGTTCCATTGTTCATCAATTAATGATTGAACATATTTTTTTGTTACTTGTTCTAGTTGAATTGATTTATCCATTGTTTTTATTGTTATGATTTAATAGTTTCTTCTTAACCTTCATCAACATTATATATTATATATTTAATATATGCAAGTATTTAATGCATGATAATCATACAATAGGTTGAAAGGATTAAGTATTATGATATAATAACATCAAATAAGTTGATAAAATAATTCATTAAATGCTATAATATGGCTGTACAAAAGGAAAACAAAGCGATTGAAACACAGAAAAAAAAAACCGCTGGAATTAAAGCCAAGAAATGAAAAGTTTGTTCAATTATATGCAATAAGTGGGAATGCAACACAAAGTTACATCGAAGCATATGGACTTGATAAGAATAATATAAGTCAATATATGGGAGCAGGGGCAAGCGCGACAAGGCTGCTAAAAAATGTTAAAATATGCCAACGTCTTAACCAATTATTGACATTAGCAGGATTCAGTGATGAAGGTGTGGACTTACAACTTAATCAATTAATCCAGCAGCATGATGACAAGACCGCCAAGCTCGGGGCAATAAGAGAATACAACAAGCTGAGAAAGCGAACTGAGAGCGCAAAGACAACCTTTAGCGGTAATACCTTCAATTTAAGCGCTCTATTAGATCAAGCCAATATAATAGAGGTAAAACCAGAATAAAGGGCTATAAACTAATTTGGTTAGTTCAAGCAGGCTCGCCACCTAAAAGAAAGTTAAATGGTGATCTTGTTGGTTTATATTACATAAAGTCTATAAAGCTAGATCATAGTTTCAATTAAATATGATTAGTTTGTTGTGTTATTTGAATAGTAATGGCTTATTGACTCAGTTAATAGGTGTTTAATTGTTGTGTTGTTGAGGGACTCGTTTGGGAAGAAGTCTGATTCACAAGCCAAAGAACCCACGTTTTAGACTTCGGTATTATTTATCACAATATACATTGTGCAAAATACTATACGGTAATGGCTTGATGAAGCCAAAATAACCACGTGCAGGCTTGACATAATAAGATACAAAAATACATTAAAACATATTAAGCAGGGGCAAGGCTTAAAATTGGCAGAGAGCAGGCGCGCGCGGTCAATCTATTAGTTTTAATTCCATTAAGTTTAATCTATTAGTATTTATTCTATTATTTGGTTTAAAGTAAACAATAGTCGTACATCAGTTCATGCCATAGTCTTTATATATATATGTTAATGCCCACACCCACTCCTCAAATTTTAACAGTCACAGTATACGACAGTCCGTTATTATCAAGACAAAATAGTTTTGACAGTCTGGTCTAAAAAATATAAATTAGAGTAGACAGTCATTTAAACAAAACGAATATGAGAGTAGTTTTAAGAGAATTTCAAAGACACATGCACCGGTATTTGGCTATAGAATGCGAAGTATGTGGTACAAAAGGAAACTATATAGGCAGATGGGAACCGAAAAAAGAGAATAAGTCAAACGAGGTGGCAGTTGACATATTAGAAGAGGAAGAAGTTTAAAACATAATATAATTGAGATGCAAGATTTAAGTCAAAGTAAGTTCCATAAAGGCTTCTATAAGCTAAGTGTAGGTAGTGAAGAGGTAATGGTAAGTAATAAAAACGGAGAGGTGTTAGGGGTATGGGTTCCTATCGAGAGGTACGGGTATTATACAAGCCCAAAAGGAGACATAAAAGAGTCAATAGAAGAAATCGGGAGGTACGGTGCATCCACAAGCCAAAAGAACACAATTTGGTCAAGTGGAGGAGAAGTGAAGGTATGGTCACTGGAAGAGTTGGGGTTTAAATTTGGGCAGGTAGATGCGGAGGTACGCCCGATTGTCGAATTAGAACATAAAGAGAAATGTAAAAAGTGTGGGAAAGAGGCAGAGGGGTTTTTAGAAGAAATTACAGAATCGGATGGATTTTGTAGATTTGAGGTATGTATGAGTTGTGCAAAAAAGACGAGATCAAAAATAACATTATATAAAACAAATGGATGAAGTAGTATTAGTAAGGAGTTGGATAAAGTCACCAACTGCATGGATAAAGAGTATGTTTGATTTGGATCCACAACCTTTAAAGGAGGGTTATGTAATTGGATTAAACACGAAATTAAGTGACGTGAAAGTTAGCTGGTTTAAACCTTTTGAGAAAGGAAAACATTTAACCTGGCAGCAGTCGGTTATATTATTGGCAGTAGAAAGAGCAGCGAACGGGATAGGGCCTAATTTTATAAGTATAAGTGCAGGGAGAGGAATCGGAAAGAGCTCAGTTACAGCATTAATATTACTTTGGTATATTTTTACGCATAAGGACGCACAGATACCATGTACGGCCCCTTCGGCTCAGCACATGTATGATGTACTTTGGAAGGAAGTTGCAAAATGGCACAGTAAATTACCACAAAACTTTAGGGATAAGATCGAGGTAGAGACGAGTTATGTACGTATGAAAGAAAGTCCGTTAACGTGGTATGCGAGAGCAGGAACAGCGAGGAAGGAGAAACCTGAAGCTTTATCAGGAGTTCATAGTGACCATGTTTTATTGATTGCGGATGAAGCGAGTGCAGTGGCAGATGAAGTATTCGATGTAGGAGTTGGTTCATTGACTAATAGTAGACCTTTAATGCTTCTTATTAGTAATTACACCCGAACTACAGGATACTTTCATGAAAGTCAGGAAAATTCACACGGAGAATTTGAAGCTTTGCAGTTTTCATCGGTAGATTCACCAGTAGTTGACATGGAGTCAGTTCTTAGACAGAAAAGATATGGAGAAGATTCAACAGAATATCGAGTAAACGTGCTTGGTCTACCACCTAAAAGTGGAGTAGAAATAAAAGGATATATACCTTTATTTAAGAAAGAGGATTTAAGGTTTACGGGGATGAATGAACTGGTGCAGCCTATCGTAATGGGAGTGGATCCTAGCGGACAGGGGAGGAATAAGACGGCGATCGTATTAAGAGATCCGTTTAGAATGGTAAAAGTTGGATTGTGGCTTGAGTTAAAACCAAAACAGATAGCAGAAAAGGTTTGTGATATATCAGATATGTACAAAATCCTACCAGAGAATATTATTTTGGATAGTTTTGGGGTGGGGGCGAATGTTTTGCAGGAGTTTATGGTTCTTAGAAAGTATGTACAGGGCGTACTAGTGGGTGATCCAGCGAGTGAACCAAGAAGATTTGTGAATATAAAAGCAGAGTTGGCGTGGAGATTTCGGGAATGGATTATAAAAGGAGGAGAGTTGCATGGAACCTATGAAGATTGGAAAGAGCTTTTAGGTATACGATATTATTCAGAAATCAGTAAAATCAAGATTATGGGAAAGAAAGCAATGGCCGAAAACGGCTTACTGTCGCCGGATTTATATGATGCTGGTGCACTTACATTTTTAAGAGAAGAGTATGATATTAAACATACTGAGGAGGAAGTGGAATCGGAGGAGTGGGATATATACGGAGGTTTGTAAAAAACATTGAAACTATTGCTTGCCTAGTTTAGACTTTATGTAACTAACACAAAGTAACTTTGGCAAACTTAGAATTTCTTTCTGAAGCAGAGAATAAACAAAGGAGTGATATTATAGCTGATTTAAACAACGCTTATCAGCAAAGACAACAGTCTTATACAGAATTGGATGATATGACTTACGATGCCTGGTATGTAGCAAATAAAAAAGCTGCTACTGGGTATATGAGACCAAAGAAAAACAGAGAAGATTTAAGAATTGTAACTGGGACTACTCGAGAGAAAGTAAATACAATAGTAACGGCTCTTTTAAGATATAATTTTGAGTTTGAAATATCAGCTTTTGATGAACAAGATTGGCCTAATAGAGATCTTGGAAGAGGTTTAGAGGCCCTTGTAAGAAAATCAAGGAAATTGGAAGATCCTATTTATGAAGAAAAGAGAGCTTTATGGTATAATGAATTTGTTTCACAAGGAAATTTATTCTTATATGAATTGTCTGTTGAAGAAGAGATAATAAGGAAGACAATAAGTAATCCAGATTTTGATGATGTTTTTAGTGCAGAATGGAAAGAGAAGAAAAGTATCGAAAAAAGATGTGATACCGAAATGATACCAGGGATAAATGTTTATCTTGGTAATATTCGTGAAAAGCACATGAGTAAACAACCCTTTATTGGTATCCGAAGGGAGATCACAAAAGCTCAGGCGGAAGCTAAGTATGGTACTTTCCGTCGCTGGAAACAAGCAGAGGAAGCAAGAAATAAAGTTTTATTAGACCAGGGAGGGCAAGAGTATAATAATTGGCAAATGATGCCATGCCAAACAGATTTTAAAGAGGAAATTAGGTATTTTAATATCTATACTAATACTTTTCAGATTATTCTTGATGGAGTCCCAATGTTACCTAATGGCTTCCCCTTAGAATTTGAATTAGGAGTGAGAAAATATCCAATAATTAAGGTGGATGCAGAGCCAATTAGTGCTTTTTTTGCTTATTGTCGTGGTATAGCTACCAAAAACAAATTCAATCAGGCGATGATTGATGAAATGTTTAGGATTATTGCATTAAAATTCAGGAAATCTACAAACCCACCAATGGCTAATTTGTCAGGGAAGATGCTCAATAAGAGTATTTTTGAGCCTGGGACAGTGCACCAAGGAGTAGACCCAGAGAAATTAAAGCCGATTGGGAATAACAGTCCTATGACAGGCCCAGAGTTTGATACTTTTCAACTGGTTAAACAGGCTATTGATGAATCATCTGTATCTCCTATTTTAGAAGGAAATAGAACACCAGGGGAGCAAACAGCTCAGGAAATTTCTGTATTAAAGTCTCAGGGCATGTTAAAACTTGGAATGATTATGGTGGGAGCAATACAAATGGAAGAGCAATTAGTTTGGTTGAGATCGTCAAATATATTGAAGAATTGGACTTCTCCAATAGACTCTGAATTAGAGGAAATAAAAGGCAAAGTAAAAAGAATTAATAAATATAGAAGTGAGTCAGTAGAAACTAATTTAGAGAACGGACAACCTGGTACACAAATTGTTAATATAACGAACGAAGAAGGTATGCCAGCACCAGAACAGGTTATGGCGGAAGAGGATGTATTAACAAGAAAAAAAGGAGTAACAGTACGAGTTATTTATTTGAATGCTGATGATATTTCTACTTTAAAATATAAATTGTTTGTAAAGATAACTCCATCTGAAAAGGATCATTCAGATTTAGAGAATGTTTTATTTGAAGAAAGTCTATTGAAAGCAAAACAAATCTTTCCTGATCAAGTGAACGATGAATATGCGAAAGTAGAATGGGCAACAAAGCATAAACTTGATCCAAGAAAGTTTTGGAAGCCAGCCCAACCACCAATGCCAGCACCAACACAAATGACAGGCCCTTTAACTGGTCAACCTATGCCGATACCAGGTCAATCTATGATAAGCAAAACTCTAGGGGCACAAGCCTTACCACAGACTACACAACAAATAAAGCCAAGTCTTAAAAGAATGATGTAGATATAAAAGTAACTCCGTGTCGTGGACGTAATCCTCGTTAATAAGTATGTTTAAAAAACTAATAGAAAAGTTATACAAAAAGTATTGTGCTCCAAAGTACAGTATCATTGAGATGACAAGAATCCAAATGTTGGGCGTACCTCAGTCAGTGGAAGTATTGGAACTACCGCCTACAGATAGAAAACAAATTGCTGAAGAGGCAAAAATGCTTTTAGAAAGCGAAGTGTTGCGTTTGGCGATAAATAATGTTAAACGGAGAGTAATGACGCATATCCAGAACGAAGCTCAAACAGCAGAGATTATTTTTTATGATCGTTTTACAATCAATGGAGTTTGTTTATTAGAAGATGAATTAAATTCATATTCTGAATTTAATCCAGATAAAAACGATCCTTTAGATGAGTTTGAAGTTATTTAATATTTAACCATATATTATGGCATTTTTCGATGAAGAAGGAAATGAGGTGGAAGGAATACTACCACCAGAAGAAATAAAGGCATTACAAGAAAAAGCAGCTGCTTTAGAGGAAAAAGCTAGATTAGCTGATGAGTTGAACTCAAAACTAGCAGAAAAAGAAGCAGAGATAGAAAAACTTGCGAATAAAGACCTTAATTTTAAAAAGTTGAGGGATAAGTCGGAAGCAGAAATAGAAGCTCTTAAATCGAAGATGAATGAGAAGGATAAGCTAGTGTTGACCGAAGTTATGGATTTAAGACGAGAAAAAGCAGAAATGGAGCGAAAAGTGGAGGAAAAAACTCGAGCTGATGTTTTAAAGTCTTTAACTGGTGGAGACGAAGCTGTACAAAAGTCTATTGAGTTAGCTTTAAAAGAAATTGGAGGATTGGGAGATGCTAAAACACCAGAAGAGATTGAAGCAAGATATAGAACAGCATTTATTGTAGCAAAAGGACAGGCTCCTAGTAAAAATCCACTTTTTTCTGGATATAGTTCAAGTTATAGAGAACCAGCTTTAGAGAAGAAAGATTTTACAGAGACTGAACAGGGTAAAGAGTCTTTTCGTAAATGGTTTCCTAATCTAGCGGACAAAATAATTAAATCTTAATTTAAAAAATAATGAACGAACAGGAGCAAAAAGAGTTTGAGGAATTATCGACAGTAGTAAAAGCAACTGGATATATGTCTTTAGATTCGCAGGAAAAGCGTAAACGCTACAGTGAACTTAAATCTAAATTTACAGAGAGTAACGAAGTTTTAAGTATTACTAGAGGAGAACTACAGGCAATGATTGATAAAAGTGTACAGTCTTATAAAAACGAAGCTAAGAAATCGTTTACAGATTCAGAAGAAGAGGGACTAGATGAAGCTAAAAGATTAGGAAAATGGATTAAATCTAAACAGATTAAAAAAGAAAATCCAACTGCAAAAATGAAACTGTACAGAGAAGATGGTTTTTCTGAAGCTGGTTTAATTATAGATTGGAAGTTTTTGAAAAAAGCTTTTAATGAGGAGACTCGTAAGTACGACATTGATATTGAACGTATTACTGTTTTGTATGATAAAGGAGTAACAAAGACTTATGAAATACCTTTATTACAATTGGTACAAATTAATGAATTTGAAACAGTAGAAATCATTAAACAGAATGTAGAAGAGCAAGAGATGTCACAAGGAAGAGGAATGAAAGCATATACTAAAGGTGGATATAGTTTTTCTGATCCAGGATTTTTTGGGACAAAGGGACAAATTCCAGGAGATTCTTTTGAATATATGGTTACAAAAAAAGAGGTGGAATGTACCGTAAAAAGACCAAGTGGAGATACTTTAGTAGTTAATGTAGATCGATTAAATCAATAACATAATTTTAAATGACAAAAGACTTAACAGAAGAACAAAAGAAGTTTTTAGAGAAAATTACAACTCATCGTAAGGAAAAAGTTGAAGGATTAGCGTATTCAGCGTTATCGTTAGCTTTAAAGGCAAATTTACCAGTATTTGATCTTCCTTATTATGTCTTACAAAGATCTCGTGAAGTAATTGAAAATGCTTTTAAAGCAACAAAATTTAAAAACGCTAAACTAATTAAACTTAGAATGGAATTTGCAAAAGAATGTTTAGCTGAAATTAGAAGTAATGTATGTAGTGCTCCAATTAAAGAAGTGAAAGATGAGACTGATGAAAGAGACAATAGATGTGAACCAGTAGTACAAGAATTGGTAAAATTACTTTTAACCGATGATTTGATATTCTCAGACGAAGACTATTTTAAAGTTATTTTAGAAGACGAGGAAAAAGTACCTCTTTCAGCAGCAATTTCAGGATATGAAGCTGCTCTAGACGAGAAAATGACGCTTATTATTAGTGAACATTGGAGAAGAGCTATAGATGAATTTTGGGGTGTATCTAAAGAAAATGTTACTTTTGAACAGTTAAATACTGTACTTACAAAAAACATTGATACTACTAAATAGTAGTTTATAATATAAGTAATCGCCTACTTGGCGTTAAAAGTACGAAAACTTTTAACGCCATTTTTTTGTGCGTTAAAAAACATGGCGTAAAGTTTGATTCGCCCCAAACAAACGAGAGTATCCAGCCAATTATAACTTAACAACAAAATTTAATATGGCATATCCATTAAAAGGCAGTTGGACCACTAGATGGTATCGTTCTAAAGCTTCTACATTAATGACTCAAGGTGATTGCGTAGATACAGACGGTACAGATATTGTTTCAGCGACATCATCTTCAGGAGGTTTTCTTGGGATCGTGAAAGCAACAAAACCAGCAGCAGATGCAACAAACGCAAGAGTAGCAGTAATGGTTCCAAGAGGACGAGGATGCACTTTTGCAGTTGCAGGTACAGGTTTAACAGCAGCAATCGAAGGTCGTGCATACGATTATTCAGATGCTACAACAATAGGTTCTGGAACTACATATAAAGTTCTAAGAGTAGAGAAAGTCTTATCTTCTACACTTGCAGAAGTTTCTGCAAAGGATCCAATTGCATAGACATAAAATTAATATTTAACTTAAAAATACATGCCAGCAGTATCACAAATTTCATTGGCATCATTTCCAGAGCTTGCAGATACAACACAACGTATGGTTGCATCTTGGCCTGATTTGATCGATGAACTCGCAGAAGTCAGAAGTCTTTATCAGACTATGGACATTCCAAGAGGAACAGGTAATCAAAGAACAGTATGGGAATTAGAAGGAGAAATGTTTGCACGCTTCAAGAATGAAGGTGAAGACGCTTCTAAAGCTCGTGTAATTAAAGGGTATTCCAAGACTGGATACATTAGACGTTTCGCAGCAGAAATTGATATTACATGGGAAGCTCGTGAACAAGGTAAAAATCAGGAAATTATCACACGTCTTACAAATCTATCTACTTTTGCTCCTAGCAGAATGGCTTTAGATTTAACACACCGTTTGACTTTCCATGCTGCTACTTCTTATACAGATATGGATGGAGAAACAGTAGATACATCAATGGGTGATGGATATGCAATGTCATATGCAGCTCACACTTTGACTGGTTCTGCTCTTACTTATACAACTGTAGTAACTGGTAACCCAGCATTCTCACAAGGTGGTTTTGAAGTAGGACAAGAAGTTGCAAACATCAACATCTTGGACAACTTTGGAAACATGAGAAACTTGAATTTCAACACTGTTGTTATTCATAACGATCCAGCAACAATCCGTGAAGCTCGTCAGTTAAATAATTCAACAGCAGACAATACACAAAACAATTCTGGTGTAGTTAATACTTACAAGAATATGTTTAAACTTGTTGTACTTCCTCGTTTAGCTACAACTGCATCAGGTGCTTATGATTCTACAAAAAAGAAACAATGGCATTATGTAGCAGCTGGTCAATGGCAAGCATACTTCTCTCTATTTGAAGCTCCAAACTTGAAAAAGCCTATGAGTATGAATAACGGAGAAGATTTGCATAACGACGACTGGACCTTCGGTGTCCGTGTGGCTTACATGATCTTAGTTGTTTCAGCTAAAGGTATTGTAACTTCTACAGGTCTCGGGGCTTAATTTTATTTCTAATCTTTAATTAGTACCCTAACGGGGAGGAGGTGGAGGAATTAAAGGTTTAACACTTACAAACATGGCTTATAATATGAACTCAGGTTATGGTAAACACCAATTAAGTACTTTGTTCGCAACTACAACTGGTAAAACATTTGTAGTAGCAGCAGCAGTAGCAGGTAATAACTATGATCGTTTATCACAGATTTTCAAACCAGATCCAGATGGGATCGCTAGATTGCACACAACTCCAGCTCTAGCCTTAGCACAATGCGTGGCCGGAAGAGGAGACACAATTTATATTGATCCATCTTACACATCAGTTTTATCAGCAGCAGAATTACTTGCAGCTGAAACTAAGGGTGTAAACATTCAAGGTTCAGGTCTTGTATATGCTTCTGGTCAATATTTCTGTAATAGAGCTACTTCTTCTTTACCAGCTTCAACAGCAACCGATTACTTCACAGTATTGGGAGATGTTATCCTTCAAGATATTAAAGGAGTTGTAACTACAGTAGTACAAACTCAAACTTGTAACGCTAAACTTATTGTTAAGAAAGGTGGAACAAGTACAGACATCTGTGCCAATTTGGATATTACAGCAGCAGCAGTTGGTTCAAGATTCTCTATTACTGGAACTTATGCCAACGCTATGATTAAAACTGCTATTGGTGTTCCTTTAGCACCACAAGCAACTGGTATTTTTATCGAAGGTGGTTCAACAATTCGACTCAACACTTCTGCTACTAACACAGGATTAGTTAAATGGTCTGTTAAATACATTCCTCAAGCACCAGGAGCAGTTATTATTGCAGCTTAATAATATATAAAACAATGGCAAGACCAAAGAAAATTGTAGAAAGTCAGGACTTAGTTTTACCAGAAGAAGCTATTTTGGAAACAACAGTTTCAAATGAAGTTGTTGTAGAAAAAAATGGTGTAAAGGTAATTCAATGGACTGATGAAAATGGTGTTACGTTTGTAAAACCATTATAAATCCTTATCTATAGGGGAGGGGGCTAAAATAAATTTAGCTCTCCCTAGATGAGGATTAAATTAATATTTAATCCAATAAAATATGTCTTTATTACGAGGTCAGGCAGACGTGAGTCCACAAGTTCCAATGCCAGTTGATCGTGTAGATGATGCTTCTATTACTGTATCAATAGCAGCAGAAGTTGTTACTTGGTTGTATGTAAATTCAGGAGCTTGGGCTTCTGCTACAGGACAAGCAGCAGGAACTATTGTTTTAGGCAATTTAGCCTATAGAGGAGTGCTTAATGCTACAAAGGGAGCGATAGGAAGTTTTAATACAACAAGTGTAGTGTTAGCAGCAGCAACAAGATTTAATTCAAGAGTTTCGATTCCAGAAGCAGTTTTATCAGAACTTCAAGTTTTATCACCAGTAGATCAAAAAGCTAAAGTATCTTTGTATTTAACTACTAATGGACAGTATGCTATTGATCATAGAAGAGGTCAGATTTGGGGTATTGCAAAAGATACAGTTGCAGACGATACAATGGCATATTCGTATGCTTCTCCAATGTCTACAACAACTGGATCATCTACAAACGTCACTCAACTAGCAGGTCAAACACTTAAACAAGGTGTAACAAACGCAAGTTCAGTAGTAACAGGAGAACAAAACGTTCTACCAGAGGCTATTTACCGAACAACCCCACTATCTAAGATAGATGGACAAGTAAGCCCAATTGAAAGTGACTCAGCAGGTAATAAAAAGATTACTCAAGCAACATGGGAAAGAGGAGCAGACTTGAGTTTTGATCTAATTAAAGTACAAAATCGGGCTACCAAATCAGTACCTATTACAGCTTCAGCGTTGGTATTCACAGGTGCAGGTCAATTAATGGGTTGGGTTGTTAATTCATGTAGTGCTGGAGCAACAGTTAAAGTGTGGGATAACACAAGTGCAGCTACAACAGTGGCTTTTGACACAATGACTTATACAGCAGCAGTCAATCAAGGCCCAGCGGTTGTACCCCTTAAAGATGTTCAGTTCACAACAGGGTGTTATTTCACACTGTCAGGAACTATCTCTTTAACTCCATTATTTAACCAATTATAAGAATGACAACTTTTAAACTTATCAATGTAGACGCAGAAAAAGGACACGTTACAGTTTCCTATTCCGACGGAATAGAACAAACAATGTGTGATTGTCCTTTGGATTCTGTAGAGAATAGAGACAGATTCCTTTCTGAGTATGGTGACAGATATGAAGCATCAATTGCACAAGTTCCAACAGTTGCAACAGATATTACAAGTGGAGTTGGACAAGTGATTATTCCTGAAGTGCCAGATATTAACACTGGTATCTAATGGGAAGAACTTTAATCCTCAAACAAAATTTCCTTCCATATTCAGAAGATATGAGTAAGTTTACAGCTTCCTCATTAAATTTAGGTTCCAAAGTTAAGAACCCTATTAATGGAGCTGTAACAGCTGATGTTCTGGTTCCAACAGTAGGAAATGCTCAACACTATTGCTATATTACTATTCCGTCAAATCCTATTCTTACGGCTGGCGGAGTAGCTACTTATAGCGCTCTTTTCAAGTCTTACGGCTGGAATTGGATTCGCCTTCAATTAGCAGTAGCAGGTGGCAACGTCATGGCCTACTTCAATATAGCTAATGGAACTGTCGGAACTCTATTAGATGGAGGACAGCAAATACTTAGTGCTGATATTAAGCCATTCACTAATTCTTATGATACAGGGTGGTATGAGGTATCATTCACAGTTAAACCAGCAGCAGGGAAAGTGTTTGGTGAAGCTTATTTTTTGGTAACAGACACAGATAACACTAACTTTTTTGTTGGGGATGGAGTTAAGGGAATTGCTGTATTCGCTGCTCAGTTAACTGGAGTTAATTGGAGAGGAGATTATCAGCCTACCAATGGTTCTCCAGTGTTGAACCCTATTAGGAATATTATAAAAAAACAAAATCTAGTTACTTATTCAACAGACCTCACAAAAGCAACAACAGCTGGTCTTGGTAGTATGACAGTTTCAGGAGTTGGCCCAAGCAATGAGCCAAACGCTTGCTATCGTATAACAGATACAGCAGTGAGTGGCCCACATTATGCAAGTATGGCCACTGCTAGCCAAGGTTTGGGTACTTATACCATTACTGAAATTATAAGACCTATAGACGGATGTTCTTTTAGTGTGGTAACTAGTGATGGAGTTTCAGGAATGGGAATAGTTGTGGACGGCACTACTAGGCAATATTATGCAACAACATCCACAAGTACAGGTATCTCATTGCTTTCGTATAATATTGTAGAGTTACCTAATGGGTTATTAGAGGTTTCCATAACTGTAAATTTCAAATCATTGCCACCAGCAACAGTTAGTGTGCCTATTAATCAGGCTAAAGTTACTACATGGGGTTGGGCTTACACTGGAACTGGAAGCGCTATTGAGATTTATCACACGCAAATGGTCAAAGCCAACTGGTCAGGAGATTTGGCATTCACGAATGGCACGGCTTTAACGAACCCAATCAGAAATATAGTACAGAAGCAGAATTTATTATTACATTCTGAGAATGCAGCTGGTTGGACTAGTAACCCCGCATACATAACAGTAACGAGTAATGTCGAAGTTGCGCCAAATGGTATAATGACAATGGATACTATCACCGATACGGCTGTAAACACTGGACATTACATTTCTCAGACCACAGGGACAATTAACCCTGGTGTATTTTGTTTTAGTGCTTATATTAAGCCAATTGCAGGGTGTTCTTTTAGTATAGTCGCAGGTGGAACAGTAGCTGATGGAATCGGTATATTAGTTGATGGTACAACTTTACAGTATATATCTACCCACACTACTGGGGCAGGATTCACTTTGCTTGATTACAAGATACAGGCAGCGCCAAACGGTTCTTATAGAGTGTCAATCACGTTTTCTCATCCTAAAACACAGTTGCTTTTGATTGTAGCCACTAATAAAGCAAAAACTAATACATGGGGTTGGGCTTATGTAGGTACTGGTGATTCAATTGGTGTCTGGGGTATGCAATTCGTACAAGCTAACTGGGCGGGTGATTATCAAGTTACAACAACCGCTCAAGTAAACAACCCAATCAGAAATATAGTACAGAAGCAGAATTTAGCTATATGGTCAGATGATTTCTCAAATGCTGCATGGGCTGGAACAATGTCAGGAGTTACTGCTACAGTAGACAAATTGACCTTCACAACAACAGGCTTCACATATCAGAACATTGCAACAGGTAAACCAACTGGTAAATCATACACATTTTCATGTGACTTAAAATCTCCAACAAAAGGAGCGATAGGATTACGCTTATCTGAGACCAACGGAGCGGAAGCAATAACCTTTAAGTCGGTAACACTAACGAATGATTGGGTCAGACATTCATGGACGACTAACTATGTTAATGCAGGGGATGGCGCAAGTATATCCGCTGGATTTGATAATAGAATTGCACTCGGTGGTGATGGTATTGCCGGTGATGTTTATGTCAGACGAGCGCAAGTAACCTATGGTAATAATCCAGGTGATTTTCAGCCAACAACAACCGCTCAAGTAAACAATCCTATTCGTAACACAATATAACGAAGTGGGGAATTTAATATTTAACCAAAATCAAAGTGGATTCAGGAACAATTAAAGCAATATCGGAGGCAGGAATGGGGCTAGGAAGCCTGATTATTATGGCAATTCTGTTTGTTTACCAACTGAAAACGAACTCAAAAATGTTCGATAAATTCGGCGAAAACATCGACAAAAACACCGCAGCTACCAACGAAATGACCAAGACTTTAATCACCATGAATGAGACGCACAAAAACATGATTGAGACAGCGTCATACTGCAAAGCAAAAATAATTAAATAAACAACATCGTAAATTAGAACCCTACAATATAGAATTTAGCGAATAAACAATATGAAAGACAAAGAAACGAAGAAACATATAATGAAAATGAAGATGAAGATAACGATTAACTTTTAAATATGCCGATAAATCAATCATTAATGGATTCCTTGAAAAAGGAATATGGAAACAAAAAAGGAGAGGATATATACTATGCAATGGAAGCAAAGAGAAAGGCAATGAAAGCTAAAATAGATTCTAAACGTAAAAAATAATGGCAACTTCAAAGTTATTACAACAGCCTAAAATTATAGAAATAATTGGATCTACTATCAGAGTAGCCCATCCAGTTACAAAAGGATTTACTTCCACCTCTTTATCGGCTCCTTATTCTGTTGGTACCAGTATGTCAGTTTATGACAACAATGGTTTGTCAAACGGTGATTATATATTGTTAGGAGCAACTGGTGATAGAGAAACAGAATCTATATCTATAAATGCAGCAGTATCACGAGGACAATCATTAACAGTTACAACAGGTGTTTTTGCACATGGGATGGACACTCCTGTAGTTAAAATACTTGAACGAGCCATAAAAATATATGGTTCTAATACGATTGGAGGAGTAGGAACTTTAATAGCTTCAGTAGACGCTATTACTACACCTATTGCAGATTCAGTAATGATTCAATGGGATAAACCTTATACAGAATATACAATTATTTCTACTGATACAGCTTATCCATATTATTATGTTAAGTTCACTGATGGAACGACAGATTCTACAAGTAGCATTTATGTACCATCATCAGGAGTAAGCACAGCTAAATTAGAGCCTTTGATTAGAGAGTCTTTAGATTTGACTAACGCAAGAATCGATGACAAACGTTTAACTCGTGATATGTTTATTAATTGGGCTAACAGTTGTCAGGATTCAATCAAGCAGTTTGTATACCAAGACCCGGGAAGTGGTAGATGGTTACAAAAGGATTGGAGTTTTGAAATCACAGTTGATGAAACAATTACTTTAATTGAAGGAGAAGACACTTATGCACTATCTAGTTTAAGTTCACCTATAAAATACCCCAATAGCGACAAATCAATCTTTTCAATCCAAATAGGGAACGAGAAGCCGATGAGAAAAATGGCAATAAAAGATTTCGATATATTTAGAAGAGGTGTAAACAAAACTCTTAGTAATGGAAGTACAGCAGCAGGGGCAACCACTATTGACGTGGACTCAACAGCAAACTTCAATACAAGTGGAAGTTTGTCAATTGGTTCACAAAGAATAATCTATACTGGCAAAACAGCAACGTCATTTACAGGTATCCCAGCAAGCGGTAGTGGTTCAATAACAGATATAATCGCAGACAATACAGCCGTATGGCAGAACATGCAGACAGGACAGCCTATAGCTTGGGTTATTTTCAATGGTAATATTCTTTTAGACCGTCCAGTATCAAGCTCTTTTGCAGGTATGACTTTAAAAATCAGATATATAAAAGAATTGACTCGTTTAACATCTGTTTCCGATGGGACAGACGTTCCGTTTACAAATGTGTTTGTGACTTATTTGTCAGGAATGACTTTCTATAGATTAGGGCAATCAGATGAAGGAGCCAAACTAATGGATAAATTCAAGAAAGAAGTTACGGCTAACGCTATAGCCGATTATATTCCTTTACTGGACGAATGGCGTTATTACAATTTCTCAGATGATATTTACGATTCTACACCACAAAGTATGGATACAAATTCTTATTATAACTACTAAATGAATATCCCTTTAAAATCAGTCACAAAGGGTTCTAACACTAATGTTTCTCCTTTAGTACACCCAATAGAACAGCCATATTTAATGAATGGATGTAATAATGCTTATAAAATAGGAGCAGTTACAAAAGACACTGGTTATGAATTACTAGGGACTTTAGAGTCAGGGAAGCCAATTACAGGTCTATATAATTTCAGACAAAGTGCAGGAGTAGAAAAGATGTTGGCAACCGTCAACGATTCTACCTCAGACGATACACAATTATTCTTTCGTGGTAGTTCAGTGGTGGTCGATAGTTATCCAGAGTCCAATCAATCTACTGGTTGGCAGATGTCAACAGCAGGTATGGATTCAGTAGGGCAATGTTTTACTGGTACTGGGTATGGTTTAGGCTCAGTAAAATTCTATCTTAAAAGAACAGGCACTCCAACTTGTAGTTTGGTGGCAAAAGTTTATGCGATTTCTGGTTCTTATGGGACTACAGGTTTACCAACAGGAACGGCTTTAGCAACATCCACACCTATTAACGTTGATACTATCCCAACAACAGGTTTATCATTAATAGATTTTGCATTCACAGGAGTAAACCAGATCAATTTAGCCCCATCGACTTATTATGTCGCTACAGTAGAGGTCAGCAGTGGCAGTCTTGACGGTTCTAATTATATTGATGTAGGAACAGACAACACCGCCCCAATACATACAGGGAACCCAGTGTATAAATTATGGGGAGGTTCTTGGGCGTATGGAGGAGGTATAGATGTAGTATTTTATGTTTATTCATCTTCAACAGCTTGGACAGAAATCCCAGCAGCAGAAACAGCTTGGGCCAATAAAGCAGATATGAAGGTAGAAATGGAGTCGTTTATCGGTTATTGCTTTATGGTAGGGCATGGAGAGACGGACGGATTTTTACCAGTTGCTTCGTTAACTGGTAATACTTTTTCGACCACAACGAATTTGACTTCAATGCCACAGGGTAAATTTATAAAACGATACAACGGACAATTGTACGTGGCCAATTGTTACACTGGTGGCATTGCTTATCCTTTTAGGGTTTATAACAGTTCTTTCCCCGTGGCAGGAGCAATAACATGGGACTCAGTAGCAGACCCAACAGCAGGCTATAAAGATGTAGATTATTCAGAGGGGATTACAGGAATGGAAACAGCTTTTGGAAGTTTGTTCGTGTTCACAGAATATCAAACTTACGCTTGGGATCAAGCCTCATGGCTACCTAAATGGGCACAAGGTTGTGTGAGCCATAGAACAATCAAGAAACATAAAGCATATTTAATATGGTGTGATTTAGACGGTGTACAGGTCTCAACAGGAGGGCAGCCCCAAAATATTTCAGGAGAAATTGATACACTTTACAAATCAGGTAACCCTAAAAACTATCATGCAGAGATAGTCAATGAACAGTATCATCTTTACTTGGGTAATGTATCAACAGACGGGATAAATTACGCTAATATGGAAGCTGTTTTTGATATAGGAAAGAGCCTTTGGTTTGTGCGTGAGTATTATGACAATATGACTATTTTCGCTAAGTATAACGATTCTGGAAGACTAAGACTTTATATGGGTACAAGTTCAGGCCAGATTATGAATAAAGGTCAATATGCAGATTCTACTTTGTTAAGTAGCGATAACGGCCATGATATTTCTTCCAGTATAGAGTTAGCCCCATTCCATTTAGATAATTTAGATAGATATAAGAAATTAAACTCAATTACCTGTTATTCTGATAGGGCTGGTGGGGTCAAAGTTTACGCTAGAGTAGTAGACAACACCTCAAGGATTTTAACGCCTTATATGCCAATTGGTGAGCTCACAAGGTTCATCAACACATTCCATGTAGATATAGATGATGGAGTGATAATTCAAATCATGCTACAGGAAACAGGAAAGAATCCGTATTGGAGTTTTTTGGGGTATACAATGGAGGTTTTATTAGATTCTGTAACACCTAAATATTAATGCCATCAATCGGGTCGACACAATTTGAGTTTAACCGTAGGGAGTTATTTACAGCACCAGAAGAAACAGCTTTGGTGGGCAATAAACAAGAGCCTATTCAACCACGTCCTATGGAACAAGTGGTAGAAACAGCGCAAGTATTTACTAATAAAGGAATACCGGGCGAGAAAATAGGCCCTATTGTAGATACAGGAAACGCTGGTATCACAAGTGTAGGAGATTTACCAAGTAGTATAAGAGGTTGGGCGGGTTCAAGTTTCTCAGAAAGAGACACAGCACCTTTGAGATACGATAAAGCAGGAAACTTTGTTGCCAGCTCGGCAATTATTAATGGAAGAACATTTACGTCTGACCCTACTTTTGGGGATGGAAGTGATGGAGATGTAACAATAGCAGCAGGGAGCACAGTCGTGTTAAATGGCGATAAATTTTACAATAATCTTACTCTTAATGGAACGGTAGGGAATATAGCTCGTATTATAAATAACGGTTATAGAATATTTGTAAAAAACACTTTAACTTTATCGGCTTATTCATATATAGACACTGGAAAAGATAACGGTGGGAATGGTGGGGAT